GGTATGTATTTTAAGATAGCGTCAACAAGTATTTTTGGCGTATAGTATTCATCACGTTTTTGGTATTGATTTATAAAACTTGAGTTTATCATAGTGTCTAACTCGTGCTTTAACAGTGACACCACCCCAGCCACTACTTAGCACATTAAAATAAAATAATTCACTTGCAGGGCGTATAAACGTGTGGGGTGTCGCACGTTAAGCTCAGTGTTAGACCTTATCGTAAGTGGCTTCAAATATGTCGGGTTTGCATGGGTAAAACTCACCTTTCACACCTTTGATAATCCAATCGCCAATACTTGCAAGGTGTTGGCCTTCAAGCGTTTTAATAATCAAACCCCCAGCAACAAGCGAAAAGTTTATGTCAAAGTTTTTCCCTGTCGGCTGCTCAACAACATCGTCAGTACCCTCTAAAAAGTTGTACATTTCCCTATGGTTCTTTCCTGTCCATTTAACAGCTTCAATCACAACTGGTTTTTTTCTAAATTTCATTACAAGTTCCCCGTGTCTAACATCGCAATCAAGCGGACAATGCCCCAGCCTGTTACTGTGTTAATTATTAAATTGTGCTACATATCAGTAGCGTAAAACAACGGGGGCATCGCTGCTTATTGCCTGTGTTATACTTCCGTCAGCATCTCATGCTTAGTTAAAAGTTTATCAGCTTCTTCCACCTCTTTCTCTTTAACTATTGCGGCCACTTTAGCATTAATCAAACCTTTTGATAACCCATAAGTTTCACTAACACCACTAACATCTTCTTTGTATACCAACACCTCAGCTTCAATGTTACGTTTATGGTACACTAAGTTAGCAATAGCATCTTTAAATGCCTTTAACTTATCCTTATCATTGATGATGTTTGTTAACACTTCGTTGTCATTGTTCTCAGGACGGCCACGCTTCTTTTGTTCACTCATTACCTTGCTCCTCTTCATCGCCTAAAGCGTCTAGGCAAGTGCTAAATAAAAGATTAGAAGCTAATGCCCCTGCCAACCCGTTATCTTTAATAATTAAGAAAATCTCATCTAAAATCTCCATTGCTTTCTGTACTGTTTCCTCATCTGTTGTCTTTGTAGCGTGTTCCATAAAATCTTCAAAATGACTCATTTGCTTTCTCCTGCTCCAAACACTAATAACCAACCAAAACATATTGTAGGCAGCACAACAGCCCACATACTTTCAACAGCTACACCAAATCCAATGTGCATAGGGAACAACACAAAGAATATGTATGTTAAGCATCCAACTAAGAACAGCGCAGGTGTTGATGCTTTCTTGGGTGCGTCAGGGCGACCAGCATCTTCTTTAAATGTAACCCCACCTGATTTAATTGGTGGTGCGAATGAATTTATCATAACCCCTCTCTTGAATAGTTGGGCTGTTGTTAGCAGCCCGTTTGTTAATTGCTTAGTTAAGGTCAAAAGGGCAGGCTATCGTCTTCATCTAAATCTTCCGCTAACGGTGCAGGTTTAGGCTTAGCAGCCTTAGCCTCACTTGGTTTATAAGCCTGACGTTGTGCTGCATCATTTTCATCTTCAACAACATTACCGAAAGGGTTGGCGTTCCCGCCGTATTCAACCAAGTCAAAAATACAAATACTATTCAACTTAGCAAACGTACCAAACTTGTTTTCTACTACACCGTAAGCAGCTTTACCCTTACTACCATTACCTACCAACTTTTTCTTAGTAATATCTATAACATTGTTGCCACCAATGTCTTGGTATACTTTTGGTTGGTGCATTTCTTTGCCTTCCGCATTATGGGTATTCTGAGAGAGTTTAATGATATACTGTTCTTCTTGGTCAGGGAACGGCAATTCACACTTGTATTTAGCTACAAACTCATCGTTGTCCACCTCTTTCGCTTTCTGTTTAGCAAAGCGTTTGTTCCACTCTTTTGCTGTTTTCTTATCTACTACAGCAGATGTCTTCCATTCTGTGTCATCTGACTCATACTTTTTAGTAGGTGTCTGAATACAGGTGTAAAAGAATGTTACGTTGTTTAAAATCTCAGTAGCCATGTTTAAATTTCCTCGTTGTTTACGTTGTTGGCATTATGCCGTTGTAATAAGCAGCCTGTTGTTCAAGCTGCTTATGTTCATCTATCTTAACACATTTTAATGTTGTGTCAAACATTTATATTGATTATTTTATTAATCTTTTCCTCTGTGTTTCCACAATGTTTCTCTGCTGCTGCTTCCCATAATAGGTAACGTAGGTTATTTGTTTCCCCACAGCTCTTTAGCCCTCTGTAAAGCTAGGATTAAGTTGTCAATTTCAACCATATCAAGAAAGCCTACTGAATCCCCTTTACAGTTTTTGAAAACTACAGACTTGCAATCTCTGTTTGGGTATTTTTTGATGCAGCTTAAAGCATTAGCCTCAGAACTCTTGTAAAACAATATTTCGTCTACAGTGAATTCTGATACATTACGAATATCTAAAGTTGCCATGTTTGTTTCCTCTGTTTGTGTGTTTGGTATTATGATTGAATATGTTGGTTGTGTCAACTGTTTAATGAACATCTTTCCAGCTACCATTCTTACTCATCTTACCCTCACCATCTAGCTCAATTGGTAACTTTAAGAACTCACCTGCTTCAATGATGCACTTAACACTCATTGTACGAATATCTTCTTCAACTCCATCTTCACTTTCCCATGAATACTCATCGTGGACTAGGCTAAGTCTTTTAACCACCTTACCTTTATATAAATAATAAGGTCTACCAATGTCATCAATGTACATCCTGCCTAACTTAGCATCCATTAAACAAGCTGCTAAGGATTGACAAATAGCCCCAAGAGATTGCCCTAGACAATTAATCAATACATTCTTACCTCGTATTGATAGTATTCTACCGTCCCAAGCAGGTAGGTACTTTTTCTTACCAGCAGTATCATAATACTTCTCTGCTGCATCTTTAAGCTTGCCTAGCCCGTAGTTAGCTGTCCAATAGTTATCATAAGCTACTTGTGCTGCTTGTTTAGATAGCCCTAAACTGCTTGCTAACTTAGCTACGCCACCACCGTAGGCAAGCAAATATGCACCCGTCTTTGCTTTATTACGATAAGGCTTAAACTCAGGTAAATCTTTCAAGCCAACAGTGTTAATGTCAAACTTACTAGCTATCTCAGGGAAGAAAGCAAAGGCGTTAAAACTATGGCTATCCCCTCGTAATATTAGTTCAGCAAATGCACCATCATCGTGCTTCATTGTATAAGCTGCAAGTGTTCTATTCTCCAGTGCAGCACTATCTGTACCGATATACCAATTACCTTCATCAACACAGAATAAATCCCTCATCTCAGCACCAAGCAACACTTTATGGTCAGCTTTAGGGCAATTCACCACTGTACGGTGACGTACTCTAAATGTAGGAGTGTAGCCACTAATCTCAGCACTAAGTCTACCATCAAAATCAATACGCCAATTGTTAAGCCAACCCTCAACAACAGAGCGTCTATTACGATATGATAAATACTTAACAACCTTAGCAGGTATCTCAGCTTCCATTCTTAGTAGATTAGGGCAAATATTACCCATCACCATAATCTTAGGTGTTGTCTTAACCACTTTGCCGTTCACTCTTAGTGGCTTACCATCTTCACCTTTCTTTAGATTCCAATGTTCCTCGCTTGGCCTCCAACCATTCTCCATGAACCACTGTTTAAGTTCTGCATTATCATCAATCTCCATCGGTATTTTAACATCTAGCACCTCGTTGGCTTTAATATCTGCTACAAGACCATAAGCATGAATCTTACCGTCAATCACCTCAGCACTGTGCTTAGATAGCCAATTAGTAAATGTAGTAGAGTAGTCACCATTAGCTTTGAATGGTTTAGCAGGGATTTTATAGAGAGATTTCTCACTTTCTTTTAGTCCCCTGTTTGGTAATACACAATCAACTTCCTTCTTGATTCTGTCCATCTCAACAGTTACGTTCTCTACTAACTTCTTTGCTTTCTCTACATTAAACTTAACACCTGTGTATGCTTGTGCTTGGTATAGGAAATAGTCCTTTTGTATCTGCTTAAATGAAGGGTGTATCCAATTCTCCTTGCCATACATATCTTGTGCTAATTTCCACAACTTGTTGAATACAGTAATACCTGCATCAACGTCAGCATCACAATATGTGTCCATATACTCATTATAGAAACTAAACTCAAAACCTTTAGGTGAGTCTTTAGGTATAGCACCAGTTTCAATCAGGTGCTTTCTGTAATCAATCTTTTCGTTATCGTTGCCACTTGATAAGTAAGCTAACGAATGTGATATAGAGTCAGGTTGTAAATATTGGGAAAGAATTAGTGTATCAATAAACTGAACGTGCTTACTACCAAGCCAATCCTTACCCTTCTTACCTACTCTCGGTTGAATATTAAAGAACTTCCACAGCATCCATGTATCAAAACCCAATCCATTATGCTGTACAACTAAAGCACCGTCTTCAAATGAATTTATCCAGTCAAGAATTTTAGTTGTACAATCCTCTCTAAACGGATAAACACTCATTGAGCGAGTGTTATCAAGAGTTTTAAACTTGATATACCAAATCTTTTTTGATTGTAAGTAGAATCCATCGGACTCTAGGTCAAAGTACCAGCCGTTCATTTTTTCTCTCTCAAATAAATAAAGGTGAAGCATAACACCTCACCCTTAGATTTACAACCTACCAAATGGTATTAGTTCATGCTCATTAAACTTATCATTCCAATTACATCTTCCATTATAAACAGCATAGTAGTCACAGTCTAAATACTCATCCTCTGTATCATTTATCCAGCCTATACCCCACTTCACTTTATTATCAAGCTCATTGTCAAACCAACGAGCATTAACGTAGTGGATTGGTAATGTGTCTAGGTTGTCTGTTCGTAACAGTGATGCCACTAAACTGCGTGTCCACCCTGTGCGTGTAGAATCTGTAGCAAAGGGATGCTTCTGTTATTTTCATTAGTGTGTCTCCTAGTCGGTGATTTCCACTGTATAGTTTAGTAAGGCTTCGTAGGCTCTAGGGTCAAGCTGGTATTTGTACTTCTCTGCTTCCTGTTTGATGTAAGCTTCTTTGAATGTTTTATAAGCTTGGAAGGCTTCTTGTTGTGTGCTGAAACGGCCTAAGTGCCTTTGTTTGTTGGCCTCTCTACACGTTGCTCTAAATTTACCTAAACATGGAGTACGGTGAACGCCTATTGGCGAACTACCCCTTGCTGCGTTGCACCTAGTAAGAAGCAAATTAAGCCTAAGAGGTAAAAATACACAAGTATCCTCACTATAAATCTTATTACCTTTTACCAATAAGTCTTTATCAAGATGCCAACTTTTTCCGTTCTCGTCAGTGTTTCCAAACCCAATCTGCTCGTTACACCACTCATAAAAGAAAGAATAATGCTTGAAGTTTTCAGAACAAGTAGTTCCTGTGTAAGTTGGGTATTTGCGCCACCATTTTTCAATACAACGCTCAAGCATACCTCCCCATACTTTATACTCTTTTACAGTTTTACCATCTATTCTTGTCGGGTACTCCACCCCTTTAGTTCCAATACCGTAAACCAATTTATTGGTATTTCTCATAACATCCTCTCAATATTAAAATGTTGGCTTCTTGACTCGTGTAAAGTAATACTCTTTGTCATACATCGTATGTGTCTCGATATCATAGAAGTATTCCCCTGCAATACCTGTCTTACCTGTCCAACGAATCTTAGATGCAGACATGAATGTTGTGTTACGTTCTACCTCATCCTCAGCTTCTTTATCTCGTGAGAATAGCAAGTTACAAGCCCCTGATTTAAAGATACTACTACTACCATGAATATCTTCTTCGTGCATCTTTGCACCTGTACTATTAGCTTTCTGCCCAACAGTGTTCTTACGGACGTGGTTAACTAAAGCAAACGTAACACCATGAGACTTTAATAACCCTTTCAACCAACGCATAAACACAGCTTGTTCTGATTCATTCAGACCATCAAGAATATCTTGAATAGGGTCTAGTACAATCACCTTGCAGCCACAAGAGATGATAAGCTCAAGGATTAGTTCTTTAAGGCTATCAATACCGCCGTCACGGTCTACAATCAAATAGAAACGTGGGCTACCATCTTCACGATACCATAAGTCTTTGCTTTTCTCAGCTACATCTTGTGAACGTAAGAATGTCAACTTCTCTTCTTTATCTTCAATCAAGGCAATCTTTTGGCTAATGTGGCGAGATAAAATCTTCTCACCATACTGCCCTTCATCACTTTCAAGTGTTACAACACCAACCATGTGCGGGCTGTTAAACAACCAGTAGTACAGGCACTCGTCGATGATCGTGCTCTTCCCCGTCCCGCTTGCCGAAGCTAGGTTAACAATAACACCTAACGGGATGCCTCCTGCCATCATATCCTGTAACTTGTGCATGAACGGTGGTAACGGAATCTTAGGGACTTCTGCTTGCTCAATGATTTTACTCATTAAGTCACCACTAGAGATAATGCCATCAGGTGTTTTCTTTACAGCATTAAAAAAGTCCGTAACAAACTCACGTTCCTTACCATTCACCAGATACTCGTTGACATCTTTGTATCGTGTATTCAGCACCCAAACTTTACCCTTAGGTAACATGGGGATAATTTTCTCAACAGCTTCCTTACCTGCTTTGTCATTATCAAAACAAACAATAACACGCTCAAACTTATCTAGGAACTTATAATTATGTTGTAGCTGTTTACCGCACCCACCCTCACCAACAGTGGGTGTAACACAGGCAATAGGGTCATACGCAGCA